TCCAACTCCTGAAGAACCAAAAATCTTTACAGTATAGGGAGATTTTCGGAGACCACCACAGACTCTAATTGAAGTAAAGTCTGCCTTGAGCTTGGATAAAGATTCCCATTTCTGCATAACAATTTTCTTCTCAGTGCCATTAGGCATAGTTTTGAAAAGAGAATGATATGTTTCAACAGTATCAGTAAGGTTTTTGTCAAATGTAGCTTCGTCAATGCCGGCAAACTTTTGGAGATTACCATTACGGGCGAACTCCCATTGGGTATTGAGAGTGACAAATTGTTCTTCTAATTCGACTAGTTGTGACGAATTAAAAAGAAGGGGTCGGATTGAACCAGTAAGGAAGCATTGATAAGCTCCCTCGGCGAAATAAGTGACGGTTTCAATAAGAGCGTCAACGAGATCAAAAGCAGTGGCTTGTTTGGCCATTGCTTCGACGGCAAAAATTTCAAAATTGCCTAAGGATATGGAGACACTATCTGTAACTCCTAATGTTACAAGAAGAGATAGTACTCTAGAGATTTTGGCAAAGGAAGGTGAGTTGGTGATTAACTTCCAGTTAGTGAGCGTTGAAGATAATTCAGAAAGCCATTTAGGACGTTCTGAAGATTGTGGTGAATAATCCTTGAAAAGCTGTTTAGCTATCGTGGATAATTGGGTAATGAGAGATTGTTGGTTATGGGTTTTAGCATACAGGGTAAGTACGCTAATAAAGCCAGTAGCAGAATTTGTGTGCATAAGTGCACCAAATAAAGCAACAAGTCCTTCTATCTTGGACATAGCTACATCGGAGAGTTGTTTTCGCAAATGATTATGCAAACCTAAATAAGTAGATAGGCTAGTAAAACTCTGGGGTGTATAGAGATGTAATGGTTCAACATCTTGAAGTAGGAACTTAATTTGTTCCTGGATCTTATTCAGATCTTCGCTTGTGTGTTCGCTTTTGCTCTTGTTTTCCTCTTTAATTGTATTATTCATAGTGGGGTAAACAAGCGTTTGGGGCGAAAGCCAAAATTTATTCTTCTTAATATTAGATATAAATGTGAGCGTTTTGTGTTTCTTAGTGTCAATTCCTGACAGGGACTACTATAAAGAGCCTCCAGTGCGAACGGGAGTACATAGTTGATGCTATGCTGAAATAAAGTAGTATCGAAAGGAATATATTCTGATGTGATAGTTACGTTAATCTTAACTATCCTCAATTTTATTGACCAATTGTTCCTAAATTAAATAACATTAGTACATAGATGAAAAGCGTCATGCTTTCTATATACAGCGAAATGATAAATAATCAGGTGGGATTCGTTTTTTGGGGATAGAAACATTTTTTCTAGATAAACAAAACTGAAATATAAGTAAATTCAGTCGAAAAGGTAATAAGAGAAATCATTCATACTTTCATTTGAATGATCGATAAAGCCCTTAGTACGGGTAAAAATGTACAAAATTATAGACGTGTACGACGTCTAGCTGCTCAGTAAATGAGCAAAGATAAAACAACTTGGAATGTTGAGTTTAAAAGGGGATAAATTTTAGTCTTTAAATTAAATTAGATAGAAAGTTGTTAGAATTCGGAGTCTGTTGTAAGACTCAATGAAAACAAACAGTGAAATCGTACAAATAGATAATTAGTTACGG